GGCATGCAAAAACGCAACAATATCATTAATAATCATGTTAATGCCTCACTTCTAAAATACGACATTGCTTTTGAAGCAATTAATCTTCCAGGATCGCGTAAATAAAACTTTTTCTTTCCCGCCTTCGAATATTTTCTCACAACTTTTTTCTTTCCATCACCGCCAAACTCTTGATACAACGCATACGCTTTATTGTAGACAATCTGATATAACAAAAATCCTTTTCGTTCATGATGACCAGACGCTTTCAATTGCCCTTTATCGTGTGGCACCTGCATTTTTGACAACCGTTCCACATCAATAACCATGCGATTGAGCGCTCGATCCATACTTTTATACGATCGATCTATAAATTTTGATATGTTATTTATAACTTTGACTCCCATACTTTAACCCTTTAACTTTCCCCGGCCAACTGGTGCCGTTTCACAAGCGCCTTGTAAAACAACGCCGTATTATCAACAAGCCGACGTCCGATGATTAACTGATCTACGCGCCAATATTTCCCTCTTGCAAAGATAATTGATCCCTCGGCAATGTTTGTATCCGGCTCAAACCACATGATTGCATCGGAGCCAATGGCCTCAGCATTAACATTCCTATCAAGCTCTGTAATATAGCGAAACCGGCATTTTACTACTTGTGTGCCATAGGATAATTGATCACCATATTCATCAATACGTGCGTCAATGAGCGTGGAACTTTCGTTGATTGCATGTGATAATATTCCCATATTACAATGATACTTTTTTCCAACGATCTAATTTTGAAAGAAGATTCTCTGTTTCTTCATCCTCGCTTGTACCCTCAAGTACCTCATACGAATAACCCTCAATACTTTCATTTTTGTATTCAACAGACTCTCCTTGTAATTCCATAAATCGAGATACAAGCGCTGTTGCAATATACACAATAGCCTCAGGTACCGGACCGCTTGAAAAGATTGCATTCACTAATACATTTGCAGGCCCAACAGGAAAATGATAATTTCGAAGCATTAATGATTCTTTGAACGTCTTATTGAGTGGATACTGAATAAACTCAGAAGCAGTAGTCAAACTTAAATAGACACCACCATCGCTATCAAGAATGTTTACCTTTGTCAGACCGGTAAAATCATCGATATATAATTCTTTTGCACCATTCCCATCAAACAACCTGTCTTCCGCTTCAGCATATTCATCAAGTGTTTCTCCAACAGAAAGATACTCACGCCCAGTATATACAGAAATGATGCCATCACTGACCGTTTCAATAAGCGAGGGGAGTAGCAAAATTTCTTTTGCTGTAAGCACACGACCTAAAAAGTTCTCAACATTTGCCTGATTCGTATAGTTCATAGGAACACTCCTACAAACATTGTACCACAGGGAAATAAAGTATCAATGAGAACCTTAGCTTGTTGCTGCAGTTTTTGCAACTGAGAATGCTGTTGGGAATCGGCACATTGCATTGATTCTCGTTACACCTCTCATTGCTTGCATATCCTGAGTCAAAAGATTCAAGGTATTTGCATCTTGATCAACCTCATCGGGATCTCCAACTGTACCAGTATCAAAGATTTTGATTTCAAGGTCTTTTCGAATTCCGAGTGTTGAATACTTCAAATCTCCGTACACCATGAATCGCAAATCTTCTTCATCATCCGTCAACCCCGGAAGGACCTCTGTTTCAACATACGGACGACCTAAGATTGTTGCTGGCGTTCCATCGGCCATTGCTCTCTGCCATACTGGGCGACCTTCCAAATCTTTGATTCGTTGAATAACACCAAGGATATCTCTTTTCAAGAAGAATGATCCAGTTGCACCGCTTCCCGTTGGAACTCCAAAGATCATTTTGCTCAGATCATCATACTCAAGGTCTTCAATGCTGTCGCCGGAAAGTGTAACAAGGTTTGTCCCTGCAACATTCAAGATACCATGATTCTTTGGGGAAATATTGGATACTTCGGTAAACACCAATTGATCCTGTTGCTTTGAACGTGCTCGTGCAAACCGATTCGTTGCATCGTTCCAAAGATTGATTGCTGAATCTTCATTCAACTCATCTGTCAATGGAAGAATACCTGCAAATTTTCTCCAAAGCAATGTTTTGTTTGCATAAGAATTCTTTGAGGATTTCTTTGCTACACCCTCTGAAGTGTCATACATCTCCAAATCATCATCACCCTGCACAACTCTTATACCTGAACCGTTTGTGCTTCTTCGAACAGTGGCGAACCGCACAGCAACACCGTACAATTCTTCAAGTCGCTCAACTTCTGCAATGAATTCTTGCGGTGGCATTACTTCATTGTCATCAGTCGTGTTCATCGCATCTTTCATCACTGCGCGATATTTTGTGAAGTCTTTGCTTTTGACACCTTGCACATAGAACATGAATTTTGCTTCTTTTGAATAGTCTTTCTTTAGATCAACTCCAAGAACACGGATATCTTTTTGAATAACCGGATCAATAGCTTTGATTGCAGCAATATCTTCTTTCATTGGCTTCACTGCCTCTTCGACAATTGCTTTCATTTCGCTAACAACATCGCGCTCTTCAAGAACGGATGAGAATTTTTTTGTTTCTTCGGCGGTAAGTTTTTCAGAATTTTCTTTGAGGAACTTAATCTCACCAACGGTGAGGTCTTCAATTGATTTCGCGAGAATGTCTTTTAAGTTGTGCATAGTATTTTTATGATAAGGCTGAATTTTTGATATGTCAAGACCTAACTTTTTTGCATAGATCAACGCTTCAGGGTTTGCAGGCACGGGAACAACTGAAAACTCAATCATTTCCGACTTCGTATACATGTTGCCTTCCATCTCAGAAGGAATAAAACCAATTGACACCGCGCTAAGAAACCCACCCTTAATCAATTCATACACCGTCTTTGCAAATGGATATTCTGCAATGGCAAATTTTATTTTACCAAAAAGTTTTCCTCCCTCTTTCCACAATTTTGTTGCTCTAGCAATGGGAAGGGCTGAATAATCATGCGCCCATAACACAACAGGATCCTTCATATATTTTTTGGTATCCATGCCATCGATATCAATTTTTTCTCCATGACGATCTAATATATTGGAAGCAATAACTGTTTCAACTTCACCCTCACCCAAGTCCTTTGACTCCATGCTAAGCTCAACAGATTTCGCACTCTTTTGTTTTTTCTCTGCAGCTTCTTTTTTTTCTTTGGCTTCTTTTTCTTTTGCCTCTGCCTCTTCTTTAGCAGTCTGTTCATCTGCAATTCGTTTTTCTTCAGCCACTTTATCAGCAGTCTCTTTTTCTAATTGGGATTTTTGTTCATCAGTCATTTCATCTGCGTGCTTTTCAAGATACTCAAGATCAGCAGCGCTTCGTTCTTCAGGGGAAAGTAATAAAATTCGTTCAAGTTCTTTCATACTATGAGTATAGCACACGACAAAAGGAGACAGTCAAGAGTTATCCACAGCATGTGTATAACTTGTGCGTAACTATTTTTGAGAGACCGGAAGAAGCGCACACTTACAATTCGGATGCAATGGCGGATGTTGCACGTTTTCATAATCAACATGCAGCTCATGGCCGTCATCATCTTTCACTGTGTCACCGACTTTCACAAACTCTTCATTCAATCCAATAACCTTACCGGCAAATTGCTGACAAAATGGACATGCATCTATTTCGACACTCCACTCTTTCCCTGTAACCATAGGAGATTGGCGATATGCCTCATTTGCTGCCTCATTTGACACTGCAAGCGTTTCCGTACGCGCTATTCTATTCGCACGTACCTTATCCGCCTGCTCATACACTTCTTGAATTCTTTTACGAAGCTTTGCAACACTTTCACCAATTTTTACGCCCTCTGCAATTGTTTGATCGATAGCCGCAACTGTCTCATCACCTGTATCTGTTGCAAACCGGTCCACGCGGTCCCTAATATATTCGCGAAGCCTATCTGTTAATTCAAGCTCTCGCTCAGGATCATCGGCAATATCAAACGCAAACTTTGCAGACTCTTTCATCAGCTCAATACCCATAGGCATAAAGGCACTGACTAATCGAGATTTTGCCGCTTCTGCATTAAACATCCAATCAACAAAAACTTGTTTCTCTTTTGATATACCCTTGTGTTTATCCAATATTTCCGCTTCTTCAAGCGCAAACTCCTTTTTCATTTCTTGA